AAAATGATATATGCTTTCACGCATTTATCAAACGATACGAAGCTTACAGGAAAAAAACTCAAACAGAGAAATACAAAGATCAAAGAAGGACTTCTTTGGTTTGGAATACACTTTGAAGACTTATGGACTTGAACGAAAAAGCCCGAGCTATTCCCGGGCTTATTTCGGCGGCCACGAATCCGCATACCAAAACAGCAATCATAAAGAGACGCTTTACAAAGTAAACTTTTTTCCTTAATGTGTCAAATAAATATTTAAATCGGTATTTTGATGCAGTGGGTAAGAGCGGAAGATGAGTTTCCGAAAAGAGAAGATTGGTACTTGGTATATGTGCCAGAATCAATGGGTCACTATGATGATACAGTATTTATGTGCCGTTTTGATGGAACAAAATGGCGTCTACCTTACGAAGGATTAACCGTTTTCAAATGGTTGGAAGTGCCTGATCCTTTTGATTTGGACTAAAATAATAATTGCAGGGACGCAATATGACATGGCCAGTGAGTAATCCGATCGCGCGCGAACTTGATGATAAGTGGAAAGAAAGTCAAGCACTCTGGCAACAATACTGGTATGAAGCGGATTTAGACACCAAGATGGCCACTGGCCAACAGGATTACTGGAATACATTCTATAACGTTAATTACCGCAATCAGAAGATTCTTATGTTCAATAAGATTCTTCGTATCATTAATATGATCGGCGGATATCAGCGCGATAATAGACTCGCTACTATTATATCAGCAGGGGATAATGATCCCGATAGTGGCCAAACAGCCACGGATAGAACAACAGTTTTAAATTGGGCGATGAGCCAGGATCAGACTTATGAGAAAATGTCAGATTGTTTTGATGGCGCTAATACTTGCGGGCTTAATTTACTATCCCTTTGGATGGATTTTCGAGAAGATCCAGAAAATGGTCAGATAAGATCGTGTAGACTTCCTTTCAATTCATTTTTGATGGAAAATTACTGGACAGATCCCTCACTTAAAACTGATTGCGGCTGGATTTGGACAAGAAGGTATGTGACTACACAGCAATTAAGGAGTTTATTTCCTAAAATTGGCAAAGATATTCCATATTTAGGTAAAGGATATGCGGCCAAAGATGGTAAATTCCAATTCTTAGCGCAGAATTGGTATCAATATCAGCAAGAAATGTATGCGTATGATGAATATTGGGTAAGAGACTACAAAAAACAGCGAAAAATATTGGATAAAGTTACTGGAGAAGTTGCAGATTGGGATGGCACTCGCGATCAGTTTCAGTTACTTAGACAATTTAACCCCAATATTGAACTTATCACCGCTGAAGTTCCTACCGTAAAAATGTATATATTGGTAAACAATCATTTAATTTATGAAGAAAAATCCCCGTATGGTCTTGATAGATTTCCCTTTGTCCCATTTCTTTGTTATCACTATCCTGAAGTCCAGAATTATGCTTATCGTTACCAAGGGGTAGTGCGCAATATTCGGGACAGCCAAATCGAATTAAATCGGCGTCGCAATCGTCTGCTTGATATCATGGACGCTCAAGTTCAATCTGGACTTATGGTCAAAGAAGATGCGCTTGTCAATCCTGAAGATGCATTCCTTCAGGGTCCAGGTAAGGTATTGTATTTTAAACAATCCGCTAATCTCGGAACTGATGTGTTACCTATTCCAGCGCCCCCAGTTGCTCAAGGATGGCCAGAACTCATTCACACTATTGAAAAAGAGATCATGGACATCGTCGGACCGGAAGAGCTATTTGCGCAGAATATGGGCGCAAAAGATATGACTTCAGTGCTGATGAAACTCAAGATGGGAGCAGGATTAATAGGTTTACGTAATATCTTCGACAGGCTAAACCAAGCTCAGATGTATGTCGGCGAGATCATGGATGATATGATCATCAATAACTTTGAGAAAGGCAAAGTAACGAGAATTTTAGGCCGCGAACCAACTGAGCTTTTCTTTGACAAGACATTCTCCAAATACCAATGTATAGTAGAGGAAGGTGAACTGACTAGCACTCAAAGGCAATTACAATTCGTTCAAGCAATTCAGCTGAAGCAGATGGGTATTCCAATATCGAACAAATATCTTCTTGAAAAGAGCACATTACAAGGTAAAAAAGAAATCATTGAAGATATTGTGCAGCAAGAACAGCAAGCCTCTCAGATGCAACAACAACAGTTCATGGCTGAAATGCAACAATCGCAAGTATTGGCAAGATCTCTTGAAGCCAAAGCTCAGAATGATTTCGCATCGGCCGATGAAAAGAGAGCACGTTCTATTGCTGATATTGGCCTATCAAAACATCATGAAGCATTGGCGATCCAAGATAGAGCCAAAGCTTCTTTAGAGAATGCTAAAGCATTAAAAGAAGTTGATGAAATAGGCGAAAATAGGCTGATGAAACTTGCAGATTTTATTATGTCGATGCAAGAACGTCAACAGGCTATGGCCCTTGCTGAAGAGGAAAACAGTCAAGAACTTGCCACTTCGCTAAGTTCGCCGCAAGAAAATGTGGTGGAGTGATTAAAAAACAATGCTATTTTAGGATAAGTGAGATAAGATTATGGCTATAACAACGATACCAGTGACTATTCCCTATTTTTCACCCCATTACTATCCTGGGAATAATGGATCTAGTCACTTTATAGAAGCATATGATGATCGTCTAATTAACATCAATGCAGCCCATGAATGCGGTGTCTATGAATCTTATGGTGATTGGTGGATTTGGTTTAAAATCAACGGAAACACCAAATACTACAAATATACATTCGACACGAAAGAAGAAGCATTGGATCAGTTGAAAAAATTCTTAAACTAGCAGGAAAATGAAATGAATTACCCTGAAATTTTCATTATCATCGGAAGCGCGATAGCAATTATTGGATTCAATTATGGAATAATGCACAATTTGAAATCTGATGTAGACAATCGATTGGACAAATTGGATACACGCATTGATAAATTGGACAATAAAATAGATGGCTGGACAAAACATCTTACAGCTATGCAAGGCGAGCAATCAAAGCGAACAGATAAATTATATGAGATGTTCAATGCTCTTCTTACAGAAATACATCGTATCAGGAAATAATCTTAGAAATTTACATTGAATCTTTTTTTAATTTTTTCTATATTTCTGCTAAAAACTTAGCAAATCTAAGATATAACCCTGGATTATTTCATGAAAATTCGAGAAGAAAGAATAAATATGAAGTAGATGATTATTACTACCTTACATCAGTATGCCTTCACCTATCAAGGTGTCTTTGAAACCGTTATAGGAATATCTTTTGCAATGATAATGATTTACATCATCTGCAAAGGAGATGGTTTGAGCAAGCAAGAAACAAAAATACGAATGCTGAAAATGTTTTGGCTTTTTTTACTTTTTGCTTTTTGCATTTATATCGTTTTTACATGGATTCCGAGAGATATATAATGTGACTGATTTATCTTGTGAAATAAACAAATATATCAAAATGAAGCAAGAAAAAAATCTAAAATTAAGTGTTTCTTTACTTCAACGCAAGTTTAAATTGTCGTACGACAGCGCGAAAGAGATCATGCAAGATATATATGATAAAGAAGTCTATGAAGCATTCAGAATCAGAAGAGGATTGGATTAAGCAGAAAAATAACGAATATTTGAGGAAGATGATGTGTAATGAGTGCAATTGGCCCATGACTGAGCAGTATGAAAAAAGGCATCTTTATACTTCCGATCAAAAACTTGAATGGTTCGGTTACGGTGAATGGGTCGAAGAGCCTGATGAAGTGATTTTTGAGCATAAGGGAGTAAAATGCATGATTAAGCGAATGTTGGCTTTTGAAAATTGTGGTGATGCATTTGGAGGTTATTTTTGCGGATATGTATGTATTCCAAAAAATCATAAAAATTATGCTAAAGATCCCTTTAAAGATTTTCGATATGATTGTCATGGGGGTTTGACGTATGGTCGGTTGGAGGAAAATGAAGAATATTGGATTGGGTTTGATTGTGCTCACAGTGGTGATTTGATTCCTTCGATGGAAAAACTGAAGCAATCTCGTAAAGACCTTTTCAAAGAATGTTTTGAGGGATTGCAAGAATATAAAAAAATGTATCCCCATCTATTCATCAACACATATAGAAACATCGACTATTGTATCAATGAATGCAAATCACTAGCTGAACAGGTTATGAATGATTATGAATAACGAATCAACAAAACATACATATACAATAGAGAATTTAATTGAAACATTCGGAAAACATCACGAAGAACTTCTTAAAGATCGAAAAGAAATGGAAAGAAAAGTTTCACGTGGTGAGATAGAATTTCAAGAGTGGATGAAAGACTCATTTAGCATTTGTTTGGCGCTACATAATATCTGCAAAGAAATTAAAATGATTAAGGAAAAGTTAAATGAAAGATCATTTGCAGAATAGATTATGAATAATAACAAAAATATCTTTTCAGAAGGGATTTCAAATGATTCTAATAAATTTATAATCAAAGGCGATAATGGCTATGAAACATTTGAAAAAAATGGAAAAATATTTGTAAGACCTAAATGGAACAAAATTCACGATAAACCAAAATCAGCAGGATTATATTTGGTGATTGCAGATTGGATGGGTGTAGTAGAAAAAGGTGAATTTGATGGAAAAGATCAATGGATTTGCCCATTTGGTGGACCAATTATTACGCACTGGATGCTATTACCTAAACCACCTAATGAATATAGATTTTTGTATGAAACCAAAACAATCCATTAAAAATTTCGCATTGACAAACCCTAAAGAGTCTGTTCATCAAGAAACGATTTTAAAAACACATAACCATGATTATCAGACGTTGAAGCAATTCACGAAGTCGCGTTTTTAGATATTAGAAATTTTTTAAAATTCGCCTTTGAGAAAAAAATTGGTAACTAATACATTAACATTTGAAGAAAGACAAAAAATTGAATCTTTAAACAAGAATGGTTTATCATGTCATCAAATAGCCAGAGAAATTGGAAGGAGCAAAAATGCCATCGCAACAGAGTTTAGGAGAAATGGCGGTAGAGAACATTATTCTGCAAAAAAAGGTCAACAAAGAACTGACGATCTTAGAAAAAAACGATCCGAACAAATGAAAATTGATAGTAGGGTGTTAGTAAATATCCAAAAAGCCCAGTTGGGAAAAAGAATAGCCAATATTGAAATGCAAATCGAAATATTATTCGATTTGTTTAAAGAATTAAGGGAATTTTATGACGACTAAACAAACGCAAGACTATGATCAATTCATTTTTAGGGAAGATAATCGTCAAAAAATAGATGATAACCACGTTTTACGTCTAATTGAATCTATACAAGCCAAAAATTTATTGCAATATCGACCAATTATCGTTAATGAACGAATGGAAGTGATTGACGGTCAACATAGACTTTTAGCTGCAAAAAAGTTGGCTGTTACGATTTATTATCAGATTAATAGGTCATTGGAATCAAAAGATATTATTTTGATGAATATTGCCAAATCATGGGGAATGGGAGATTACTTGAATTTTTATTGCAAGAATGGAAATAAAAATTACATTCAATTAAAAGAATTCATGAATGAAAGTAAATTAACTTTAAATATCGCTATCAATATTATGATGCCAAGAGTAAACGCAAAATATCGTGAATTTAAAGAAGGGAAGTATATTCATGATACTGAAAAAGTGAATAAAAACTTTAGCTTATGCTGGAAAACCATTGAGATTATGAGGAAAGCTTCCGGATATTGTCCTTATCTATATACAGCACGATTTTGGCAAGCATTAGTCCGCCTTGTTGATCATGAAGATTTCGATGCTGGCAAATGGTTGAGCAATTTGGAAAAATTATCAGAAAAAATAACTCAGAAAGTCACGGTAAAAGAATATCTGCTATGTTTGTTGGATGTTTATAACTGGAGAAACAATGCGAAAATTAATTTCTGGCAAAAAGATTTTGAAGAGTTTCATAAGTAGTAAAATTTGCGAAAATTTCCTTTTATGATAATGTTAGCTTTAAGACAACTCAACGTCAAGGAGGGCTTATGTTGCAAATAAGAGTCCCCGCATCTCAAATTGAAAATGCTGTCGCCTGGTTTAATTACACAGGTTACACAGTCACATCCACAAAAACAGTACAAGATGGCTATATCTTTAAAATTCGAGAAAGGATGAGTTTTGAGTATCCTGTACATTCTACAAGACCATTGATTAAAGCTACTAGATGCAGTCATCCCAGGTCAAGATTTTTGATTTCCAAAATAAGAACGGAATTGCCATAAGTATCTTTAAAAAAAGATACACATCATGAGAATTTTATTTTTCTTAGCCGTTCTTGCTTTTTCACAAATATCTGCACATATCTATGAGAATAAAACTCATATTGAAGATTTCCTTAAACCCATCGAAGGATGTTCCAAGGAATCTTGTGGGATAGATTTTGTAGATAAAATCTATGTCATTAATCTTGATGAAAGAAAAGAAAAATGGAATCGCATGAAATCCATTTTAGACCAGTATAATCTTAAAGCAATACGCTTTAGTGCTATTAATGGCTGGAAATTGCCTAAAGAAGTCGCTTACATTTTAGCTGGCAATCAAAAGCCCAGGATATCGCCTGGCAATTTAGGTTGTATCTTAAGCCATCTTTCCATCCTTAAGCATGCTTATGAATCAGATTATAATGCTGTATGGATCATGGAAGATGACATTGTAATTATTGAAGAGCCTCATCAACTATCTGAAATGATTCTAAAGCTATATGAAATAGATCTATCCTGGGATATTTTATATACAGATATTGATAGCAAAGATCCAAGGGGGGATTTGGTACCATCGCTAGGATCAGATTTTAGACCCAATGAAGAACATTTGCCTCTAGAATATTATCACAATCGTTTTCTAGTTGACCAAGACATCATGAGAATCTTTCAAAGATTTGGAAATTACTCATACATTGTGTCACGCTATGGCATGAAAAAAATCTTAGATTATTTTACCCATATTGATATATGGACTAATTACGATATAGATATTCATTATATCCCTTCTATAAGGGAATATTCTTCCACCAAGGAAATAGTGAGTGTGCATTTTGATAATGGAATTTCAGACACTGTTTTTGAAATGAAGTAAATATCTAATACTCACTGATTTAACATTTTTTTCTCAAAACTAATTATCTGATTAAATTGTTCCATCAATTTTTCATTGGCACTTAAGAATTCATTCCAAGATGATTTCATAAATTTATTCATCTGGTCTGTATCCATTAACGAATATCCACATCTTTTACAAAAATAGGCTTCCGCTTCAACGTTAAGACTCATTCCTTTGATTTCAGGGGTGAAAGCTCCTTTTTTAATATCAAATTTATCATTTCCACACTTTAGACAAATCTTATCGTCATACATAAGTCTCTCCTTTTTTTAAAAAGGGTTGATCATATTTCAAGAAAATTTTCTATACAACCTATTTTTTTGACAAAAATGAGTAAAGTTTCTAAATGTAAAGTAAATATTTTAATCACATCCTAGGAGATGTATATGCATAAGCTTAAAGGTAGTGATCCAGATAAAGGTCCTCAAATGATCGAAGGCGCACACAAATTCGATAGAGGTTATGAATCTGATGAAGATCATTTTTCTCCTCGTGGCGCTTATCCCGATGATCATGAAAGAGGAAATCGCTATATGGATCTACAGAATGAAATTGTCCATAGAGACAGTAAGAAATTAAATAGCGGTAAGTTTACCAAGATCGCTTAATGAGTATTATTGTTCCTTACGAATCATCAGGTCAGCAATTAGGCGAAACTCGTCAGGCTATGACGAAGCGTTTAATGCTGGATATAGAAGAAATGGTTAACAAGTACAAAAATAGAGATGAAAAATACTTTATTCTTGTGCATGCCAAGCCATTTCCTAAGAAACCCAACGTGATCAAAATTAAACTTGTTCCGCTGAATGTAAAGCCAAGGATGATGCTTTCATGCATGCTTTTCGGCGTCGATAATAGACAAGGTAAATTGACACTAGAATGGGCGCTTCCTGGTGATTGGCCAACATGGTCTGTTGGCGGAACAAGTGAACCTGTACCTGAGGTTATAGCCTCGGTGAATCAATCGGGCGTACAATATCATTACGATGATCTATTGCCAAGTTAATAGTGTCGCCGGCTTTCGGGCGTAAAAAAAAGAATCTCCTGCATGTATAAAAAAACATGCAAAAAGTGCGGATTTATCCGCAGTACGTTTAAAGGGCGTATTAGCACAGTCGCCATGTGCAAAGGACCAAATGGAAGAACAAACAAATGTAGTACAGGAACTTATTCCTGTACAGGAAGAGCAAGGACAGCCACAACAATCTCAGGACCACATTGCCGATGCCGGCGAAAAGGTCACGGATAGTTCTCAAAGGGATGTTGATAAAAATTGGGAACGAGCTAACGAAGTTCTCAAACTCCAGAAACAAAGGATTGAAGAACTAGAGTCTCGAATTGCACAACAGCCGGCAAAGCAAATGGTGCAAGAAGAGCCAGATGAGTTCGATAATCTCGATCCCAATGACTATTTAACAGTAGATAAAGCTAAAAAGCTAGCAGAAAAATTAGCTGAAAAAAAAGCTTTAGAAGCTGCCAAAAAAATGGTCGGTGAATACGCCCAACAACAGAACATTGCTCAGGATGAGCAACGTGCTCGTTCAAAGTATGAAGATTACGATTATGTGGTTGAAAACTTTGCGATTCCTCTTATCAAAAACGACCCAGCTTTAGCTTACAAAGTGCAGAATTCCAAAAATCCTGCTGAAGTAGCTTATAAACTTGGAAAATTATCTGATGACTATGAGGAGTCAATAATGAAACAACAAACAAATCCTAAAGCCGAAAAGATATTGAAAAATGCTTCTCGTCCAGTTTCAGGAAATGCAGTTGGTGCTCCTTTGAAAACACAAGCGGATAATTTTTCCAAGATGTCTAAGCAAGAAATTTGGGAGTTATCTGAAAAGTATGCTAGAAGGGCATAACTAGGAATCAGTCAAGGATGACTATTACAACAACTAACGCCTTGCCAGCTCCGGTCCAACAATGGTTTGATAACGTGCTTTTAAGCCGTCCAATGCCAAAGTTGATCCATAAGCAAATGGCGATGAAAAAAGAACTGCCGCCAAACTCAGGTCGTATGGCGCGTTATCGCAGATACACAAACTTGCAGACAGCGACAGTACCGCTTCCAGATTCAGGCTTAACGCCTCCTGGACAAGTGCTTAATTCCGTTGATATCGATGCTAGAATCGACTTCTATGGTACATATGTGACTATCACCGATCAGGTGATGTTCATTAACCAAGACCCTGTTTTGAATCAAACTGTTTCACTCTTGGCACAATCCATGAGAGAAACTGAAGACGAATTAATTCGAAATATGCTCGCAAGTACAGCTAGCGTAATTAACTGTACTGGTGGCGTCAACGGTAGACAGGATGTTGCCGTTGTAAAATCTTCTCTGATGGACTTGGAACTCCTAGCTGCATAGCAGAAGGACAACAAGGGGCAAGATCATATGGCATGCGAAAGTGATAAATGTGAAAAATATGGAATGCATCATGACTATAAAAATGGTGTAGAAACTAGAAAATGTCTTTCATGCCAAAAAGATGATCAGCCTGAACGAAGCAAGCGAGAAGACTGTAATTGTCCCTCTAGGTACTTATTAAATGGTATATACTTGAGGAAATATTGCAGATGCGGTGCTCTGAACTCTATGGAAAACATAGAGAGGCCAGCTGAGAAGATTTGGCCCGCCTACTAATACCAAATCAATAGATATTGGTAGTAAATTAGTAGGTCAAAAAGTAACAGAAAGGACAATCCAACAGAATTAAGTCGTAGTGATATTGACACAACGGTTTTGGCTTTACTTGGTAATGATGCCATGATGATTTCTGACAACATCGAGGGCAGCCTGAAATTTGGTACGGCTCCTGTTAGAGAAGCATTTTGGGGCATGTTGAATACTGGAATTTTGGATGACTTAGAAGCTGTTACAGGCTTTATCTCCCAAGCCCAATATCCAAGTAATATG